CACTCATGGTGGAGTGAGACTAGCTGAGCCAGAACATCCATCCGTGAAGTGTCAATCCGTTTGATTTTCATGCTGTCACCACTTTACTTTGTCGGCCCAATAGGCAGCAGACATCTTTCCTTTGGCAATGTTCTTGGCATGGCGGGCCTTGAAGGCTTCATTTCGTGCAGAACCGTCAGGAGAGCCTGAGACACCCTGCTGTCCAAACCGAATGGTCTTGACCTTGTCGCCTTCCTTTGCCACGACTACGTGGCTCTTGGTGGGGTGATTCGGTGTTTTCTTGGGCTTGTTGTAGCCAGAGACACCAGCTTTGGCTAACCTAGAATCCTTACTTGCCACTTTTCTTGGCCTTGTTGGCATTAAAGGTGGCTGTACGGGAACCACGCTTCGGCAGGGCAGTCTTAGCAGAATCAATAAAGTCCTGCTTCGTAGGAGCGCCTTTGGTGCCCGGCTTTCGCATCTTCTCGCCGCTACCGGCTTCAATGCGTTTACGCTTGGCGTTAATGTTTGCATATAACCCTTGACGCATAAATACTCCTAATATCCTGAAATTATGTCATACACCTCATATTCTTCCTCTTCGTATTCCGGAGAGAAAGCAGAGATGGCTAATTGTTCCACATAAGCTAAAGCGTCCACCAAGTCGTCATGCACACCTTTTGTGGGGAACATGATTAACTGATCCTTGAACTCTTCAAAGTCTTCATCCTCGTTGAGGATAATATGCCCATGCTCAAAGCGTCCCTGTAAGGCCCACACGATACGGTCAGTCTTCTTCTTGTTACCGTGCGTCAGGGTCTGGATATGGGCAAAGGTATTGTACTGCCGCATCATGTCCTGTAAGACGCCCATAACAGCATTCATGGCTGTTCCGCGTTCAATGCCTACATGCAGTGGCTGATACTCTTTGATATTCTTTAAGATCCGTAGGCATGTCTCCTTGATGTCCCACCGACCGTGTTCAATCTTATCTACATACCACTTGTTGTCGTTACCCACCTTCACCACAGCAATCGCAGTCTCGTCCAGCCTTTTCTTGTTCTGAGAACCTTCGTTGATGTTCTCAAAGCCAGCCAAGTCGATAGCAATCACATACGATCCGTGGTCAGGGATCTCCCCTTCCTTGATCCATTCCGCCTTAAAGACATCGGCACCCGCTGTATCAAAACTAGACAGGTATTCCTGCTTAAAAGCAAAAGAGCTTAAGGTGCGCTTAGCGGCCTCAATTTCCTTTGGATCAATCGTCTCGTTGTCAGCCGTGGTCTTGTGCCACGCTTTCCACTCAGCGTCAGTACCTGACTGACCAAGCTTGAACACATCGTAGAACCAATTACGGCCAGAAGGCGTAGAGATGAACAAGGCTCTACCTTTCTTATCCGACAGAGCAGCACGTAGGATTTTCTCCCATACGTCCTGCTTAATAAACGCGCATTCGTCCAGAACTAAATAGGTTAAAGACACACCCCGCAAGGAGTCTGGGTTGTCAGCACCGCGTACTAGGATTTTTCTTCCGTTGATGAGGGTGATTTCCAGGTTATTGACGTGGGAGCTTTTGATGATAGGACGGCCAAGTTCATGTAGCAGATCCCAGATAATGGTACGTGCTTGTCCCATAGTTGGGGCAACATACATGACTGCCGAGCCATCCGGGCAATTAAGGCCCTCGATAAGTAGCGTGACAGCCGATAGTCGGGATTTACCACATCGACGCCCCGCAGCAACGACCTTGAAGCGGGTTTCATCTTGAAACACCTCCTTTTGCCACTTGAGCAGGCTGAAGTTAAGAGCTGTCATACGTCGATTACCTCCGAATCATCCGTAGACCCAATAACTTGCGGTTCATTGATACCAGCGATGTTGATGGTGATCTGAGGTGTACTGCCACCGTTCTTTGCGGCATCAAACGCACTAAGCGGTAAGACCCTGTCCATTGCCAACTTGATGGCAGCCATCTGACCGGGGTGATTATCATCCAAAGCAATCTGGATCATCTTGTCCAGAATACGGGTACCACCTGTCGCCAAGAGCCTCTCTTTGAACTCTTGCATCCGCCCGGTATCATTCTTTGGACGACCAACCTTACCCTTGTTCTTATTCCTAACCGCCATTAAGTCAGACTTAGGCGGACGCCCTTTGCCCCTCTTTTTCGGTAAGACAACCCCATCAGGGTTATCGACAACAACAGGTGTATCCACCTTTAATTCTTCCATGTCTTTATCCTTAAGTTAGGAGACAACAACCACTTTAAGTACACTTATAAGGACAAAGTGTCCATAATGTCACATATACGTAACATTAACTTAGAATATAACAACATATATGTTAATTATTCTTAATGTTGTTACTCTATACTTTAGAGTCTACCTTTAAGATCTATCATTATAGTATTGTATTTTTATAAAATCTATCTTTAAGATCATACTCTAAGATCTCTGTGTCAGACTCTTTAGTACTCAGAGTATCAACGCTACTACTCTGTCTACTCCTATTATTATACCACAGAAATTCCAGAAGTCAAGAACTTTTTAGAACTTTGTGTAAAATAGTTGTCTACTCCCCTTAGTGTCCCCCTTCCAGGGTGTCCGGATAGCGTCACTTTAAGAAACATTTTTGTATGCTAACTCAACTGTATCCTATAAGATACAACTTTCTAGGATTCATGCGGCCTAGCAGCCAACTACTCTGTCCCTAATTAGTCTGTACTTTTTCATCATTTTGTACAATTTAGACCACTTTTGTCCATAATGGTGCACTTCCTCGTTTTTCCTTTTTGTGTGCGGTAGAGGCACCGCAAAAGTTATACACACTACAGAGCCCCTCCCCCCCTACTAAAGTACTACAGAGAGTTATCCACAGGTTATCCACATATTAACTTAGTAGTACACCAGGTTGTCCACAGGTTGTATACAGAGTTGTCTACATATTTATAAAGTACTACAGTGTGCTGTCGGTTCGCTAGATGAACCAGCGTTTCGCAGTGTGAAACAGGGAGTGGCACCCTATCAAGGGGACTACAGCGACACCTCACACCGCCATGTGCTACCTTAGTAGTATAACTATTCAGTATTACAATTCGGTATTTTGGTATTTAGTATTTCGGTATTACTGTTTGTCTATCCATATGTTAGTGTCTCCTCACATATCCTGGCACTACTAAGATAGTACATGGCCTGGCCTGTAGTACTATAGTGCCAGAGATGCGTTTAAACGGCCTAGGAGGCGCTGGCGGTGGTTCAGGCTACCTGGGTATAGGCCAGCCAGCGATCGCGTCTCCTACGCGTTTTTGAAAACACAAGTATTAGTATAAAGCCTGGCTGTCTTATGACAAAAAAATAGTTTGAAAAGCTATTGACAAGAGCTATATTTGAGTCAACCGGAGGGCCGGACAGCAACAAACAAACACGGAGTAACCATGATTCAATATCTAGTGCGCCACGAACTGTATGAAACCTGCGCAGGCGGCATCGGCCGAGTACTGGTGCAAGAATGGGAAGAAAAGCATTGGGCGCCGGACTTCTACGCAGTCGGAGAGATTGACTATGTCAACGGTAACAAGAACCACGTTACCGAGATTGTTGCCAAGTACGCCTGAGTTCACCCTGAGGCCCTGCGTGCAGGGTCTTGGAGTGCAATTCCGCACTAACCCGGAGAATTGACCATGCAAGTAGAGTACGGAACCTTCAATGGATTCTACGCCATGCGATACAGTAATGGTAAAGTGTTTTATCGCGTTAATGGTAGCTTTTACCAAGCTATCGGCCAAGAATCTCAATTCAACCCTTACTGAGGTGTCGCATGTTTGAACTAGTCTTGCTTATCATCGTTGCACTCATCTTTGGCATTGCTTGCCTTTTCGAGGGGAAATAATCATGGCCGTAAAACTCTCTGTAACCTCCAAGCTTGACGGTATCAAATCCTGGTCCCTTCAGGCCCGCGATACTTGTCCTGGCGCAATTGAGAATGGGGAACTAGTGCCCGCGTGCGCCGGATGCTATGCCACTACCGGGAACTATCGTTACCCTAACGTCAAGGCGCCGCGAGAATTCAATCGTACAGATTGGCAGCGCATGGAATGGGTCGATGATATGGTGCAAGCTTTGCAGGACTCCCGTTACTTTCGCTGGTTTGATTCCGGCGATATGTATAGCCTTGCCCTAGCAGAAAAGATGCTGGAAGTTATGAGGCGCACTCCTTGGGTTAAGCACTGGTTGCCGACGCGTATGCATAAATTCCCTAAATTCCGGCTTGTCATTGAATCCATGCAAGCCCTGGATAACGTCATGGTGCGTCCGTCCTCCGATAGTGTGACGGGCCACTATCTCCCTGGCACGCATGGTAGCGTTATCGTCCCCACGCCGGAGGATGCGCCCGAAGGGGCGACCCTTTGCCGTGCTTATGAGCATGGGGGCAAGTGCAACGGGTGCCGGGCATGCTATGATAAAAACGTGGCCGTTATCGCATACCCTGCTCACGGCAAGACAATGGCGAAAGTTATCCGGATTCAAGTTTCTAAGTGAGGCTAACCATGTATAAAGTGATCTATATCTCCAGTGGCATCGTGGCAGCATCTTTCGGCAGCCGTGGCAATGCGGTACAATGGGTGGCCGTTAATGGATTTGACGAGGACGGCAACGACTTGCACCTTTATAAAATTGTGAAAGAATGAACCAATGAAATATCTAGTACCAGTAGAATGGGATGCTTTTCAGGCTTTGATGCTTTCTGCCCTGATGTCTGATTATCGTCAACTAGGTGATGACTTTAGGAAAGTGTATGACACTAATGAGGGAATTATGTTCTCAAAGGATGCACAGGAGGACATGCACCAGATTAGTAAATTGAGGGTATCGCTGCGCGATGTAATCGAATACTACGGTGGGGATGTTAAGTGATAAATTCAATTCTGAATAAAGGTTTGTCTATGCTGATGCCTTTTCCTATCCATGCTGCACCGCACAAGAAAGAGACTGACGACGAGCGGTATGCTGCAATGCGGGATAAATTGAGGGAGGAATACGCTATTGGCTTTGATTGTCCGGACACTTTGGACGATGAGGGCGTGGTGTATGAATGGGAATAGCCCTAGAAGGCCCTTAAAAGGCCCTAGGATCGTTTTTAATCAGCACCCTAAGGGGGAGGTAGCCTGATGCGTTGTTTGTGCTGTAATCGTGCTTTGTCTGACTTCGAGGCGACCCGCCGACATGCTGAGACAAAGGAATTTTTAGATATGTGCAATGCTTGTTTTGCTGCGGTTGATGAAACTGTGCATATTCCGCACATTGACCGTAAAGACCTGTTGCAAGAAAGCGACACCTATGATGAAGGGGTTGACAGTTACGATGAGTTATGATACCCTTACTTATAAGTAACGAAGAGTACTTATAAGACATAGAGTATCTATAAGTATATATTAACTATAAGTATATTATACTTAATGTATTCTATACTTATAAGGGACTTATAAGGAATAGGGGTATGAACAGAAACAAAGAATATGAAGAGTGGTTTACGATCCATGAAGGGGCAAAGTTGGCCTGTCAAATGGGTTTGGTCAAATTCTTTGAGGCGGTAGAAAGAGAGTATCTGGACTTGCAATGGTTGTCTGATCCTCGCAATTACGGACCCGACATGGAGGATTTGCAAGGAAACAACGAATGACTATCACACTTTTTGTCTGTTGTTGTGTAACGGTCGTAAAGCTGCTACAATATTACGATTGATTTTTAGGAGTACGTAATGGAAGAACGAAACACCGGAGGCCCGGCCTTCCCTGTCCTGATTCAGAACGAAATCACCGGATACATGCCGCCAGAAACATCAGGCATGACCCTGCGCGACTACTTCGCGGCCCACGTGCTGACGACTGCCTGCGAAGACAATGGCCCGAAAGAGGCGGCGAAGCTTGCCTACCTGTATGCTGACGCCATGCTGGAGGCACGCAAATGAGCGATGGAGGCAAGGGGTCTAGCCCACGTCCTTTTAGTGTGTCTAATGAAGAGTATGCGGCTCGGTGGGATGCTATCTTCGGGAAGGATAAGCCGGAGTGCACCCATGAAGTCTGGACGCATGACGGGCAGTCCTATGTGTGTCTAAACTGTAACGCTCGGTCAGAGGCTGGGCCATATGTAGTGAGGTAATCAGATGGACGATCTAATGCAGCCAGTGGCCTATCTTGACGATGGTTTAGGGGCTTTTTACTGGCCCCAAGAATACAAGAAAGATGTCGGGTTCAAGGCACTCTACACCGCCGACCAGATGCACGAGTACGCCAAGAAAGCGGTGGAGGCTGAGAGGGAGGCGTGTGCGAAGGTGTGTGAGGACATTTACAACGATCCGGCAGACAACAACGGATACGACGCTTACTACACGCGACCTTACCTTGAGTGCGCCGCCGCCATCCGCGCCCGCCGCTAGACTGATCCTTTAAGGAACAACATGGAAAAACAGTACGATCCCTCCTGGCCCTTCCCTCAGTATGATGAGGAAGGAAAGCAACTCCTGCCGGAGAATTTCGATAAGAAACAACCAATTAATCCTTATCCTGATGATTTAGAGGATGCAATGCTATGATTTCAGAAGTTGATATTAAAGACATGCAGCCTGAGATTGAGGTTGTTGTAGTGAAGGAGAATGAAGACGGATCTGCTGACTGCACTATTAATTTGAATGCTCCGGCTTTGAAGTTCTTGCTTAACTTTGCTTTTGTTGCTACACTGAAAGAAGCTATTAAGCAAGGTAAAGAGTACACCCCAAAGGAATGACGTGAGAACCATAAAGATGCTCCTGTTGTCTCCTTTCATTGCAGTGATGGCTGTATGGCAAAGCATTGTAATGTTCTTCTGTGTCTTCTATATGGTGTGGCAGATGTTGAAGCGGATTGACAAAGATGAGGGGCC